ATAACGTGCTGAATCTCCATAGATACCAGATATTGTACGTTTGGTTAGACGCTTGTCAGTGGTCCAAAAGCAATCAGGATACTTGATTACTTCCTGGCACATTTTCAGCAGATCAGGCCATTCCATGGCAACAGATCCCCCAGGGCGACATATTCTATAAAATTCACGGAACATAGGCATCACATATTGACGGCTGAGATGTTCTACTACATGCACAGTCAGTATTTCATCTACTGTGTTGTCTGCCAGTGCAAATGGCTTGGTGATATCTTGTATTACAACGTCCGGATCATGCTGCATGTACTCACCATCTACGTTGATCCATCCTGCTAGTTTTACAGTGCCACAGCCAAGGTGCAAGCGCACAGGTCCAACACAGTTTTTTACAGTTTGTTCAAGCATCTTTTTTAGTTCCTAACATCATAACCAATAGGTAAGGCAAATATTTTTTTTGACTGCCATCATCATTAATATGTATCAAAGTCCATTTACTATCGCGTCCTATCTCGCCGCGGCTGACCCAGCGTATATCTCCACCTTGTTCTCCGGCATAAGCAAAATTGTCCCAAGTAAAGTCAGGATACAACGTTTCAACGCCACGATGACTAAATCTAAAATAGTCGTCAGGATAAGCATGATAACGCCAGGACCAAGGCACACTGATAAACAACTGTCCGCCTGGTCTGACTACTTCTGTGATTTTTTCTGCCATGATCCAGGGTTTTGTAACATGTTCCATGACACTGCAACATAGCACCAAATCAAATGTGTTTTTTGGCAGTGGATTTTCATCTGCGGTTAAATCGCAAACATAGTCAACGTCTGGTCCTTCTTCAAGGTCAGTGCCAAAATACTCAACTGTGTCGTTGTGTTGGCAATTGTCACAGGGATCAGTAAAAAACTTTCGAAACCCAGTGGTGTTGAATCTTGCTCCAACTTCCAAGATTGACCCATTGATTTTACCCACGGTTTTCTTTATATACAACAAATCATTTGGACTACCCACGTACTACTCCTAGCCATTGTTTTGCTATTGCTTGCGGACTATAATTTTCAATAGTGTACTGTTGCCCGGCTTGGATCTTTTGCAAAGTTTTGCCAGGGTGTTCTTTTGCCCAGCGAATGCCTTGCATTGCATCCTGTTGCCAAGTCCAAGCATCAAACTCTAAATAACTGGCCAAGGGCGTTGTTATTACAAATCTACCACTCATCAAGCCATCAATTAATCGATTGGCACTTTTAGTATCAGTTCTATAATTAGTATGTACCACCGGAATCAACACAATGTCTGTGTCTGCTAGCAGTTGTCCTTGTAAATCCCAATTCCACTCTTGAAAATGCAGTCTATTAAAGTTCACGCCTGAAAAAACACCACGTTGTTGACGCTCCTGCATTTTGTGTTTGATACGATCAGCTTTGGCAGTGACCATAGTGAATTGATAGTTTTTGATTTGTAATTCCAGTTGCTGCCAAAGTTCTACCCAAGGCACAAATTTTAAACTTGCACTGCTACCAAACCATAGCAAGTTAATGTCGTTACCTGGAGCAAACTTTGGTTCTAACAGCGGGCGTTCAGCGGGATCGGGAATCACTGTGCTGTCACGTCCAGTGGTTTGACGAACACTTATTCCCATTTGTTCGCTATTGACTGTGATAGCATCGGCGGCAGCACAGCAAGGTTCGTATTCTTGTTTTTCATCAAACTTGTTGTCACATAGATCATAGATGGTATGTGCACCAAGGCGCTTGGCTTCAAGGATGTCTGTGGGCTGCGAGTTTTTTAAGAATACAACAGTGGTGTCCGCATCAACTCCCTCAAGACTACGACCACATGTGGCGTTGTATCCCATGCTAGCCAATGTGTTAGCCATAAGCTCACCACGCAGTCTATGGCTAGCACGTTTGTTCTTAAATCTACTGCTGAAAAATACAATCTTCATTTAACGTTCCATCCCATAATCCAGTCATCTTTGACTTGATCTAGACGTACCATGCCCCATTCTTGTAGTAATCCAATAGCCGCATGTTGTTTGTATTGATCACTGTAGGCATCGTGCGGCTTTTGTTCTACAACCACAACAGGACGACATCTTAGAATAGTTTCTTTGGCGCCTTGTATTATACGATACTCAAACCCTTCGCAGTCCATCTTGATGTAATCAATGTTTTCATAGTTGTAATCGTCAAGTCTGCGTACCTCGGTATCACCGTTGCCAAAACTAGCAGGATCAATATGAGTATGACCCATGTTGTCCATGGTGATGTTCATGCGAGCAGTTGTGGCTTGATCGCCCAGCGCAATGGATTCAACTTGTAACTTGTTGCTGTTGACATTTTTAGTCAAACAGTCACGAAATATCTCTACAGGTTCAAACGCAATTACTGATTGAAATCGTTCACATAGATCACGACTCCATAGCCCAACGTTGGCACCAATGTCCAAGGCCACTCTGAAATTTTTAACATACGTCAAACTGCGATCTCGCACTTGGTATTGATAACGTGCAGGGCCACCTTTGGCCACGCTTTTGTCTAGCATTTTTTGAAAATGTGTTTCACCTTCGGGAAACCACCAACCTCTGTGTTCTTTCATCTAGGCCACTCTTGTCTTATAATTGCTTCAGCAGTGCCATTGCCTAGTTCATTATTATGAAACTGTCCATAGGCAAGATGCCGACACCACTGTTGTACTAAATCCTCGTCTGGAAACCAAGGATTGTCAATGTTGGTAAAGTCTTTGTTGCTTACTGGCAGAGCAGCACTAACTGGCGCCCTTACAAATACTGGAACACCGGCCAGCACTGCTTCCACAGCAGCATTACTGTTATAGGTCACCACGGCGTGAACATCCAACAGCGCGGCACTGAAATCATTTACCAAACGTTTTTGCCGATTAGGATCACGTTGTCTAACTTCAATAGGTCGATCCGTGTGTGTTTTAATTGCACTGATAGTATCAGTTAGCCACTGTTCAAGTTCAATTCCGTATACCTGACAGGGTTTTACATCAGGTGCAGCTATTAATATTTTCTTGCCAGTTTTTTGGCGAGGATTTGGTTTTATGTTTAACCGTTCCCATCGGTCGCTTGGACGCTCAATAATTTCACTGTGTTGTATGTTGTCCGGTACCACACGATGCCAGACTTTCCATCCATGTGGATTCAGTGGATTGGGACGATTGCCAAAATAACCAGTGTCCATGTAAAGAAATGGTCTGGCATCGGTCCAGCAGCGTTTGTATATCTTGTGTTTAAGTATGCCGCGTAGAACCAACGGGTCTTGGTTACTATCGTAATTCCAACTTTCCAGCACAGTGGGAGCTTGTCTTGCGCCCTGGGCAAACAAATTGATATACTCGTCTACTCCACCTTTGCTAAGAAATATCCATTTCATCGCAGATTCTGCCAATACGCTTCTGTTCGTTGAACTTTGATATCGTGCTGTAGACTATGTCCGGCTTGCTTGCGATTGTCACCTTTGAGATGATCAAGATATGCACCCCATTCTGAGTTGATCAAGGGATGCCCTTCGCCTGGCGAATTAGCAGGACTACGACGTAGATCTCCCAGCCTTTCGCTCCAGTTCAATTCACGAAGCCCGTCAATACGCTTGCGCACTGCATCAAATACAAAACTATCATGCCACTCGCCCAGGGTAAAAATTCCATTTTCAGCATCATTATACATGCGTTGAAATTCTTTTATGAATCTAGTGGTGCCTTTGGTACCAATCTGCATGGCATACAATCCGCATTCACTGAACTTCCCAGGACGTCCAAGAAAACAAATATCTTTGTCTTCTGGGCACATTGTGTCTAAGAAAGTTTCATTTAACGAACTATGGCACACCATGTCAGCATCCATCCACAGTACCCATTGACTCTGAGCGTGCTTCACTGCATGAAACACCGCATAGACTTTGTGTGCAAAGCGCACAGCATCCCACTTGAATGATTTGGCATGATCTTTGCGTTGCCTTCTAATAGGGTCGCCAGATATATCACCGTTGGCTTTGGGTACTGAAGCCCAGGTGTTTTTAAACGCAACTAAATCAGGGCACACACGCTCAAGATCCAACACTTCAAGATTTTCAGCACTCTGTGTAACTTGGCAGTTCTCAGCATAGGCTTTGAGACCTACAGTAGAAGGCCAAGTAGCCAACCAGGTGTCAATCATCTTGTTGGCGTATAAGTTGTATCCAGCTTGGTGGAAAGTGGTAATTACTGTATATTTCACAGGGATATTTAGTGATCCGTACTTTAGCCTACTTTCAAAATTCTGCCTCGTTAAACAGTCGTGAACCTCTAGCAGCTTTTTTATCCGGCGCACGGCGGCATGGACTGACTACAATAGCAGACAGTCTTGATGCAGATGCAGCAGTGATATGGTCAGTGCTGTGGGCTGGGCGCATGCGAGCCAATCAACAGATTTACCAACATTACCGTAGCCGCAACAAACCTGTGATAGTGATAGATGTTGGTGCTCTGGTGCGCAACGTTACTTGGAAGATAGCAGTGAACCACGTAACTGCGCAAGGGCATTATGGGCACACTCAAGATCTTGATCTAGATCGGCCAGCAAAACTAGGGCTGTGTCTTGGCAACACACCAACACAATCTCCTGCTGTATTGATCTGTGCTCAACATGCATTGAGCTTGCAAATGCAGAATTATGCCAGTGTTGAAGACTGGATCAAATTGGTGTTGGCTCGGGGACAACAACACACCAACAGGCCTTTTGTTATTAGACCACATCCACGCAGCACCCTGAGACGAGACCTGTTGCCAAAAAATGTGGACATCCAAGATCCAAACAAAATACGGGATACATATGACAGCTTTGATTTGCAATTCAAGTACCACGCAATAGTAAATCATAATTCAGGACCAGGAATTCAAGCAGCGATTCAAGGCTGCAGACCTGTAGTTGATGCAAGCAGTTTGGCTTATCCGGTCTGCGTGGATTGGACCAACATTGAACAGCCATATGATCTTGATCGAACACAGTGGCTGATTGAATTGTCTCATACAGAATACACTGTGGCTGAAATGGAACAAGGAACTTGGTTCCCTAGAATATCAAAATTTTTAAATGACTGACAAATACGCCAAAAGAATCAGAAGAGCAGCTGAATATCAACAGCGGCAAGAAGAAATACATCGTGAGCAACGTGCATTGCACAAGGCACAGCGTAGATTGGAAAAACTTCATGCCCGACAAACAGTTGAGCCAGAACAGCCGCCTGAGCCTGCGGCCTTGATAGGACCATTGCATGTGGGTTGTCTAATTCACGGCACTGGTTACGAGTGGCAATATGTTGAAAATCTGTACAATTCCGTTAAACGCAACACCAGTTATGAAGTAGTGTTTCATGTTTACACAGAAGCTCATCGTGAAGTACCATCACACATGATCAAGCACGAACTAGTAGAGTGGGCCGACATCAGCGGACCACGCAAAAGCTGGTGGTATAAAATGCAGATATTCAATCCTGCCAACCACAGTGGGCCTTTACTGTATTTTGATCTAGACACAGTGATATTGAAAAATATTGACTGGATACCAAAGTTGCCCATTCGTTACTTTTGGGCTACCCGGGACTTTAGACATCTCTGGCGTCCAATGCATCGTGGAATCAACAGCAGTGTGATGTGGTGGGATACTCAACGATTTGACTGGATGTGGACAGAGTTTCAAAAACGTGATATCTATCACTTGGTCAAGCAATACGCAGGCGATCAAGACTATGTAAGCGATCTACTAAGTGACAGGGATCTGCGATATTTTGCTCCTTTGAGCACTGCAAGTTGGCGTTGGCAATGTTTAGATGGCGGCATGAACTTTAAAACACGTAGATATCAAGCACCAAATACCGGCACTCAAATAGATCCTGCTACTTCAATTTTGATATTTCATGGGTCTCCCAAGCCCCATGAACTACTGCATGATCGCGTGGTAAAGAATTTTTGGCAGTAATAAATATACAGATAAAAAATGACTGTACGCAAACTAGAATTTACTGGCTATAAAATGAGCTCTGATTTTACATCAATTTCAGTGATATTTGACAACTCGCGGATATTTTCGGGCGAAATTGTCAGCGAATCGCTGGATACAATATTCACGCACCATATAGTGGTGCCTGATACTGATATTACCAAAATGACAAATGCTCACAGTGATCAAGTTATTCCAAGTATCACAACTACGCATAATATCTCGGTTCAATGTACAGCAGGCGAAGCAGTGATAGTTGGTGTTCAGTCATCACCGCTACATGCTAGAGATATACCAATGGTCACAGATCCAACTTGGTTTACAGACACCTTTAATGACATTCATGTATTCAACAATTTATCTCATAGTGTAGATGCACAACACCAGGATTCTCATCAAGATCCAAAATACAATGTATCTTTAAACAAGGATGGAGTCACTGTAGAAAAAGTACTAGAACAAGACAGAAATCACTTGCAAGGAATCTGGCACTGCAAGGTACCCACTGACCATAGGTTACATTTTGACGTCATGGTGAGAAATTTATTAAACTTTTACTGAGCAAGGAGTAACAAATTATGACAACAAGAACTTTGACTTTTACTGGAATGAAGGTGGGAGCCGATCCCACTGTTATTTCCGCAACTTTTGACGGAGTCAATATCTTTTCTGGCGCAGATATTCCTGATGCTGATGTGCCCAATCCATTGAGCAATGATTCTATTCCGTTTATGACCAGTTCCCACACGGTGACTGTGGAATGTGTGTCTGGCACTGCAATCATTGTTGATGTTACCAGTCCAGACTTGGATTCTTGGGACGAAGTGCCTGTGATTCCTGATCCGGAGCATTTTGGTTATCCTACTCCAAACTATCCGGCACAGAATGAAGATCCTAAGTATCAAGTCAAACTCAATGGAGTGCCTGTGGTTATTGAAAGAACACAACAAAGTCTAGGCGCTTGGTATCAACAAGTTCCCGGTGGCAGTACGCTGGAATATACAATTCTGGTGTCAAATAGAGTGTTGCAATCTTAACAACGCTGATGTTGTAAAAATAACAACCCTGCTAATCAGCAGGGTTTTTCATGGTTGACCAATAATACCCAATTAGCTATAATACTGACATACTAACAAAACGGAGCAACAGCAATGTCTACTATTTTAGTTCGCAGCGGTGTGTACCGCAATCAGCCTGTAGTCAATCAGACCTTTAGCCTTGTTAAAGGCTTCCAAACAGGTCGCAAGGGCGGCTATGTTACAGTAAAATCAGCAGGAGTGTTTGGCCCGGAATTTGATGTTGTGCGAATCCGAGTCAACGGAATTGACAGTATTGAATACACATCAGGAGAACCCGAGAGTACCAACGTTTTGGAAATGCCTAAAAACACCAAAGTGGAAACAGATGAAGAAGTCATGGATCGTATTGAACGTAGATTCACAATACTTGACGACATGACCAAAGCTTCAATCAACGGTGATATCCGTGCCATGATTGTGCAAGGTCCTCCAGGTGTTGGTAAATCTTATGGTGTTGAGTTCCAATTAGAAAAGGCCGGCTTATTTGACAAAATGAGCGGCCGCAAGATCAAGTACGAAGTGATCAAAGGCGCTATGACGCCAATTGGCCTGTATGCAACATTGTACCGACACAGTGACCCCAAGAATGTCTTGGTGTTTGATGACTGCGACAGTATTCTGCTTGATGACCTGGCGCTGAACATTCTCAAGGCTGCATTGGATTCGGGCAAAAAACGTCGTATCCACTGGAATGCTGACAGTGCATTGTTACGTCGTGAAGGTATTCCTGATAGCTTTGACTTCAAAGGTTCAGTGATCTTTATCACGAACTTGAAGTTTGACAACATCAAATCCAAGAAACTGCAAGATCACCTTGAAGCATTGCAGAGTCGTTGTCACTTTTTGGATCTAACGCTGGATACCACACGCGACAAGATCTTGCGCATCCGACAGATATTCCGCAAAGGCGATCTGTTCCAAGACTACAATTTTACCCCTGAACAGGGTGAAGAGATCGTACAGTTCATGCAAGACAACCATGCTCGACTGCGTGAGATCAGTTTGCGTATGGCACTGAAGTTAGCTGACCTAACCAAGGTGTCTAGTAATTGGCAGGCGCTGGCCGAAAGCACTTGCATGCGACACAGTTGATTGCTCCGTGGGACGCTAGTCCCACATTGGTTGGGCCATTGCTCCGGTCCAATCTTTTAATAGGCACCCTTTGGTGCCTATTTTTTTGACTTGTGTAAATAATCGTCATACAATTACATTATGCCCCAAGCTAAACTTACTATACGCGATGAAGTCAATGTCAAGATCGAAGGACTTGAACTTGATGCAAGACGCACACTGGTCAATAAATTCAAATATGATGTGCCTTATGCTAGATACCTACCAGCAGTTAGGCTAGGACGTTGGGATGGCAAGGTTGCCTATTTCCAACTAGGTGGCAGTACATACGTCAATCTACTGCCTGACATCATTCCTGTTCTTGATGAAATGGGTTATGATTTTGAACTTGATGATCAACGAGAATATCGTAGAGATTTTGAGTTTGAACGAGTCAATGAAAACACATTTGCGGATTTGACATGGCCTCGCGGACACCCGCAAGCCGGACAACCAATACTGCTGCGCGACTATCAAGTTAGTATTATCAATGATTTTTTAACCAATCCGCAGTGTTTGCAAGAAGTAGCCACAGGTGCAGGTAAAACTATCATGACCGCGGCTCTGAGTTATTCTGTGTCACCGTATGGGCGCAGCATTATTATTGTGCCCAACAAAAGCCTGGTTACACAAACTGAAAAAGACTATGTAAATCTTGGACTAGACGTTGGCGTGTACTTTGGAGACCGTAAAGAATTTGGACGTCAACACACTATCTGTACATGGCAAAGTCTCAATGTGCTGTTTAAAAATACCAAGAACTCTGTAGGCGATGTTACTATACAAGAATTTATTGAAGATGTTGTGTGCGTTATTGTGGACGAAGTACACATGGCCAAAGCAGACGCACTGAAAACTCTGCTCACAGGTGTTATGAGTCGCATACCCATACGCTGGGGACTCACAGGCACCATTCCCAAGGAACAGTTTGAAAGTCAAGCACTAAAAGTCAGTATTGGTCCTATTGTGAGTCACTTGGCTGCTGCTGAACTACAAGAACGTGGTGTGCTGGCACAGTGTCATGTTAACATTGTGCAATTAGTTGATCATGTTGAGTACAACAATTATCAAAGCGAATTAAAATATTTGCTAGAAGAATCAGGAAGATTGAATGCTATTGCCAACTTGGTTGCACAGATCAAACAAACTGGCAACACTCTTATTCTTGTTGATCGCATCGCAGCAGGGCAGGAACTGGTAAATAGATTGCCCAATGCAGTTTTTATTTCAGGGTCCACCAAAGCCGGGGACAGACAGGAACATTATGACGAAGTGGCAGAGGCAACAGACAAAATCATCGTCGCTACCTACGGCGTTGCTGCTGTTGGTATCAATATTCCCCGCATTTTTAATCTTGTTTTACTTGAGCCTGGTAAATCTTTTGTACGAGTTGACAATTCAAGTTAAAGACTTCGCCATCGGTTCAGGGCAACCTTTGTGTGTAATTGCTGGACCCTGTCAAATTCAAAGCCTGGATCATGCACTAATGATGGCCACAGCTTTGAAAAAACTCTGTGGAGAACTTGGAGTAAACTTTATATACAAGAGCAGTTTTGACAAAGCCAATCGCACAAGTATTACAACTCAGCGCGGAGTTGGTATAACTGAAGGATGTGAAATACTGTATGAAGTACAATCACAACTCAAGGTTCCTGTACTAACAGATATACATCTTCCTAGTCATGCTGACCGTTGTCAGTTCTGGGGCATTGACATGATACAGATACCTGCATTTCTATCCAGGCAAACCGACTTGCTGATAGCCGCAGGTGAATCGGGTGCTGCGGTTAATATCAAAAAAGGCCAGTTTATGGCACCAAATGATATTAGCCGGGCAGCAGAAAAAGTTGAGAGCACTGGTAACAAAAGAATATTACTTTGCGAGCGAGGAGTTACACATGGATACAATAATCTTGTGGTTGACATGCGCAGTCTACCTATCATGGCACGCACTGGCTATCCCGTGGTATTTGACTGCACACATAGTGTTCAACAACCAGGAGGACTGGGAACGAGTTCTGGCGGGGATCGCGGGATGGTACCCTACCTCGCCCGAGCAGCAGTGGCCACGGGATCAGTAAATGCAGTGTTTATTGAAACACATGAAGATCCAGATTCAGCCCCTAGTGATGGACCAAACATGATTCCATTGAACAAGATGTATGAGTTGATTGCACAACTCAAACAATTACACAGGTTGGTTGCAGAGTATGACAAAG